AGTGGTTGGCTGAGGGCAACACACCAGAGCCAGCAGATTAATTAACAGGAGATATAAATGGCAGATACCACAACCACAACTTATGCTCTGGTAAAGCCAGAGATCGGCGCATCCGAGGATTCTTGGGGCCAAAAAATCAATGACAACTTAGATGACATTGATGATTTGCTCGATGGGACAGAAGCCGTTACAGGAATTGATATTGATTCTGGCACGATTGATAACGCAGTTATTGGCGGCACAACGCCAGCGGCTGGAACGTTTACAACTGCAAACGCCACAACGCTACAAATTGGCGGCACATCGATCACCGCGACAGCAGAAGAGCTAAATCATTGTGATGGCGTTACGTCAAATATACAAACTCAATTCAATGCGCTATCTACGTTAGATCAAATAAAAGATGCGCTTAATCCAATTGGATCAATTTTTACAACGGTAACTAATTATGCTGACTCAGCAGCAGTAGTTGCTGCAATGGGCGGAACAACATGGGTTAGATTTGGAGCTGGAAGAGCTTTAGTTGGTTACGACGCAAGCGATACAGACTTTGACGCCGCAGAAGAAACTGGTGGTACTAAAGACGCTATTGTTCCTCAACACAATCACACAGCTAGTACTGATTCAACAGATTCAGGACACCAGCATAACTATATATACAGAGGAACTACAGCGGTACAAAGTGGAAGTTCTACTCCTTGTTGGTTTAGCACTTCTACTCAATCTACAACTGTAGGTTACGCAAACATTACTTCAACAACTACAGTAGATAACGCAGGTGAATCAGCAACAGGTAAGAACTTACAACCGTACATAACAGTTTTTATGTGGAAGCGTACAGCATAAGGAAAAATAGATGGCATTAATTCCATTAAAGCTACCGCCGGGCGTTTATAAGAACGGCACAGAGTTTGAGCAATCAAACAGATGGCGTGACGCAAGTTTAGTGCGTTGGTCTGAGGGCAGTATGCGCCCAGTTGGTGGATGGGCAGACTTCGTAACGTCTGGGATTGCCGCCGCGCCAAGAGGAATGCACGGATGGAGAGATATATTCGGCAACAACAATCTAGCGGCTGGAACTTACGAGAAACTGTACGTAATCAGCTCTGCTGGAACCGTTACCGATATTACGCCAACATCTTTCACTGCTGGTCGAGAGAGCGCAATTCAGAATACTGGATACGGCGGTGGCTTGTATAACGACGGATACTACAACACGCCTCGATCTCCATCATCAAACTGGTTGCCAGCGACGACTTGGTCAATTGATAACTTTGGCGAGGATTTAGTTGCGTGTTCAACGTCAGATGGGAAACTTCATCTATGGGATGTTAACGGTGGCGGTATTGCCGCACCCATATCCAACGCACCAACAGATAATGAAGCATTAATTGTCACCGAGGAGAGATTCTTGTTTGCCCTTGGAGCTGGAGGAAATCCGCGAAAGATACAGTGGTGCGATAAAGAAAACTTAACGTCATGGACGCCAGCGGCAACAAATGAGGCTGGTGACATTGAGCTGCAATCATCTGGATCAATTCGATCTGCAATTAGGATTAGAGGCAGGACTTTAATAGTTACTGACGTTGACGCTCACTTGGCTACTTATCAAGGGCCGCCGTATGTATACGGATTTGAGCGCGTTGGCTCTGCCTGCGGCACTGAATCACCAAAGTCATTGGTTGCGGTTGATCAAGCTGCATTTTGGATGGGGCAAAAAGGATTCTTTTTCTTTGATGGATCAATCGTAAAAGAGCTTAACTGCGAAGTTAGCGATCATATATTCCGAGATATAAACACAAACCAAATCAGTAAAGTATACGCCACGCATAACAGCCGCTTTTCAGAAATCTGGTGGTTCTATGCTAGTGAAGATTCTACAGAGAACAATCGTTATGTTTCATACGATTACAAAGACAATATATGGATGATTGGCGAGCTGTCTCGAACGGCTGCTATTGATACCGGCATTTTGCGTTATCCAATATGGGCTGGCGCAGATGGCGATTTGTATTTTCAAGAATATGGATTTAATCACGACGGCGCGACGCAGTTTGTTGAATCTGGCCCAATAAGTCTTGGTAATGGTGATAACATTATGCACGTCACTGATTTAATTCCAGATGAGTTAACTCAGGGCGACGTAAACGCCAAGTTTAAGACTAGGTTTTATCCTAACGGCACAGAAAGCGAGTTTGGATCATTTACAATGGCTAATCCAACAAACGTTAGATTTAGTGGCAGACAGGTAAGAATGAGAGTTGAGACTACGGTCAATAATGATTGGCGAGTTGGCACGATGCGAATCGAGGCCAAGGCTGGAGGCAAACGTTGAGCGGCCCTCCACCATTAGGCGGCAGCTGGCGAGAATGGGCCGAGCGTCTTAATAACTATATTTCTAGAACAAGGAATAAGCTAGACTTTAAATTAACTGGCGATTCTGCGTCTGAAGATGGCATTATGCTTTGGGACGCATCAATAAATCATATGGTTTTATCGACAGATGGCGCCTTTCAGCCTATTCCATACGGCGAGAACTCATACGGTTATTTTGTAGATTTTACTAATCAGACTGCGTCTGGAGCCGATACAGCCACAGCAATAACTTACAATACAAGCGCATCGTCGCATAATGTGTCTATTGACGGAACCGATGCAAGCAAGATTGTGTTTGCTAAGTCTGGCATATATCGATTGAATTTTAGCGCTGAGATTACTTCAAGTTCAGCCAGTACGGTTACGTTTTATTTCTGGCCTCGAGTTAACGGCGTTGATGTAGCCAACTCAACGATGGTGACTACGCTGCACAACAATGGGCAAAAGAAAATAATAAGCAGATCTGGCGTTTTTGATGTAAATGCCAACGATTATTTGCAATCAATGTTTGCCGTAGATAGCACAAGTGGCTCTTTATCAACGACTGCGGCAACTGCATTTTGCCCGTCATCGCCATCTGTAACGCTATCTGTGGCTGAACTGTATGTGCCATGAATGTTACTGAAAAGCTGGTCGAATGCAGGAAGTATATTGATGACGCTCTCGCTTATAGCGGTGGTACACATACTTTCGATGATATTGTTCTTGGCGTTCTTAGCTATAGGTACCAATTTTGGCCTCTTGATGATGGCTGTTGCATTACTGAAATCATTGAGTATCCGCGCAAAAAAGTGTTTCACGTTTTTCTAGCTGGTGGTAGGCTTGAACAAATTACAGCCTTAAACGAGCCATTTGCTGAGTTTGCCAAGGCAAACGGATGCTCTTCGTTAACAATAGCCGGTCGTAAGGGCTGGGAAAAAATATTAAATAAACTTGGATGGGAGTTCGAGTTTACAACGCTTAAAAGGGAGATATAAATGAGCGGCGGCGGTAAAGGCGGAAAACAAACAACAACCAGCAGTGTACCAGCTTGGGTTCAAGCGCCAGCAGAAAGAAACATTGCTAGAGCTGAGCAAGCACAAAAAGTTGGTTATATGCCCTTTTATGGGCCTGACGTTGCGGCATTTAATCCAACACAGCAGGCGGCTTTTAATTCAAATATTGCAGCTGCCGAGGCGTTTGGAATGGTTCCACAAGGATCATTAACTGCTATGCAGGGCATGGCGCCAACGCCTAATACCTATGCAGGAGGACTGCAGGCGTATTCATCTGGCGCTTTGTTTGACCAAGCACTAGCTGAGTTAGAGGCAAGAAGGCCGGGCCAAGTGGCGCAATACAACAAAATGTTTGTTGATCCATTTAGTGGAGGTCAGCCAGCACCATTAACTCCAGACAAACCTAACATTATTCCATTGCAGCAATCGGTTCACTCAACAATTGGCAATCCTCTGAGTAATCCGTCTTTTGGAAAGCATTTTAAAGCACCTCCAGAGGGATACATCTCAATGGGCAACGGTTACGCAATCTACAAAGGATAAATTATGGCAGGATCACCACAGGGCGGAATCCCTAACGTAAACCAAGCGGCGGCTCAAGGCGTATACGGAGCTGGGCAAGGCGCTGCTTTTGAAATGGGATATGCGCCGCAACAAGTTCAAGCTGGGCAGCTGGCGACGACTGATCTTTCTCAGTATCAAAATCCTTATACGCAACAAGTTATTGACGCTCAGGCGCAAGACGTACTGCGTAATGCTCAAATTGGTATGAACAATCTTGGAGCGCAGGCACAAGCGGCTCAAGCATTTGGCGGATCTCGACACGGGATAGCCCAAGCGGAAATGGGGCGTGGCGTTGCCCAAATGCTGGGACAACAATCTGCCGCACTTAGGGCGCAAGGATTTCAAAACGCACAGCAGGCAGCTCAAGCTGATATTGCCAATCGAATGGCGGCAGATCAGTTTAACGTTGGCAGTGGACTGCAAGGTAGTCAGCAACGGTTAGCCGCAGGAAATCAACTTGCAAACGTTGCAAATCTTGGTTTTGGCATGGGACAGAAAATTAATCAAAACATGATGCAACAGGGAGCGCTACAGCAGGGCATACAGCAGGCATTGATTGATGCAGCCAAACAGCAATATGCTGGATACACGAATGCACCGGCGCAATCGATTAACTACGCCAGCAATGCGTTGCAAGCGGTGCCGGGCGGTGGTGGACAAACTCAGACAACGAGTAGTTCGCCGGGGCTGTTTGGAATGTTAAGCAGTGTTGCAAGTATGGCGTCTAATCCAGCGGTTCAAGCAGCGTTTATGGGATCAGATGAAAATCTAAAAACAGATATTACGTTAGTTGGCAAAGCAAAAAATGGTATTGAAATATTTACTTGGAAATGGAACAAACTTGCCAAGAAACTTGGATTAAATAAAAATCCAGAGGTAGGCGTCATTGCTCAAAAAGTTATGAAAACTCATCCAGACTTTGTTAAGCGTCATAAGGACGGTTACTTAATGGTTAACTATGAGGTGCTAAACGTATGATGATGGGAGGGCCTACGCTGCCGGGAATGCAGGGAATGGGGATGTCCCCAGCTCCTTTGAACGAAGAGCAACTAAAACAGCTCCAAGTAATTATGATGCAAATGCAACCGCAACAAATTGGAAGCGGAGTTAACGTTGCTCAAGGCATGATGACTCCAGAGCCGCTTAGAATGAGCGGCGCTCCTAGCGCTGGCATGGGCTTATTAGATATGCCATCAGATATGGGAGGCATTGGAGCGCAACAACCTCCAATTAGCGCCGAGGGCGCTCAAAACTTAATGGATATGTTTGGCAATGCTATGCCAGCCGGTGATACGTTCCAGCGTGGGAATTACATCGCTGGTATCGATGAGTCAGAGTTTAAACGACCAATGAGTAGTGGATATACGCTTATGCCAAATCTTGGTTTTCCAGCATACTAATAGGAAATAATATGGCGATCGGATTACTTAATCTAGACGAAGAATTTTTCAAAAGACAGCAAGGAGCGGCATCTGACATGAGTGCGTTGCGCGATGTAGTTGGAGCTGTCGGAGAAAGGATGGCAACAAAAAGAGGATTGCAACAGCAAACGCCTCAATTAGTCCAGCCGCAAGAAAACAGAATGGTTCCGATTGTGACAAAAGAGCCTAATCCTCTTTTGGTTATCAATCCCGGCCCTCGAGGAATAATTTCAGAACCGGGTCGTCAGTATTCGCAAATGGATATGCTTGAAATGGTAAACGCTGGTCGAGGGGACATAATTGCCCAAGGCACTACTTATCCGCAGGGCCAAACAACAATGTTCAATGCTGGTCAAGTAAGCGCTCCTATATATGAGATGGATACGTCTGGGATAGCGCCAATCGCGCCAGAGGTGCAGGCAATCAAGGCGGTCGAAAACGAAGAAAACAGGTCTGGATCTGGAAACGAGCAATCTACTTTTTTAAAACGTTTGTACGCAAACTTAAAAGACGATCCAAGAGCCGCTAGTACATTTTTTGCTGACGCTGCAATGGCATTCAACACATTAAGATTAAAGCCAGACGCTGGACTAAATACAGCGATGCAGGCGAGAATTAAATCTAATACGGATTTAAGAAAATTAAACAAAACGGCGGATTATTTTTCATCTATGGGGACAGTCGCAGGGACTGAAGCGGCTAATTGGATTACAGCAGGTGGCGATCCTAAAGAAGCTATGAAGATCTACAGAGAAGGAAAAACTTCTGCACAGATTGTTAGCTTTTTAGAAAACAGTGACGATTACAAAGATTACGCAGCCATTGCTAAAGAAAATCCAGCAATGGCAGAAAAAATATATGAACAAATCATACAAAAAGAATTAGGCATAACGGCTAAAACAAACACCTCTGGCGTTCAAACAAACTCCCAAGATGAGATGTTTGTTGTGCAATCACAGCCAGACGGAACAACAAAAGTAGTCCCATTGCTTGACTCTGAAGGAATACAAATTAAAGGCAGAAATCAAGCGGCGTTAATTGAAGCGGAATTAGCGCTGAAGCGCTATGACAAAGATGTCCAAAAAGGCATAGACATGGCGCAAGATGCTATGACTCAAACTTACGCCATTGAAGGAAATTTAGCCATATACAGAGAGGCTTTAGACGCTTACGAAGATGGCGCAAAGTCAGGCTTTGTACAAAATCAATTTTTACCAGCATTTAATGATGCAACCTCTAGGTTGAGGCAGGCGGCTATCAGTTTAGGTATTCAAGCAATTAATGAAGCAACATTTGGCGCTCTAAGTGAAAAAGAACTGCAATTAGTCTTAAGTAAAGGTTTAGATTTAAATTTAAAGGGGCCAGAATTACAAAAACATATTATAAGAAAAATAGATGCGTTAGAAAAACTTAAAGTTGAGGTTTCTCGCAGAGCGGCAGAATTGCAATCTATGCCATATACCGAGTACATCAAAAAACAAAACGAAGTAATACAAGAAAATATGAAGTATCTGAAAAAACCAGAGGGAGTCGCAAGAGAAGTTTGGGCTATGTTTAATGCTTCCCAAAGAAAAGAATATTATTTAGCAGGAGACAAATAATATGCCAAATCAAGCCCAGCAAGATATCTTAAATAAAGTAATTAGAGAAGATAATAATTCGTCAGTATCATCCTCTCTAGTAGGGCCGAATGCAGCTCAACAAAAACTTATAGATGACTTAGATATCAAAAGGGGCGGTCTACCAGCTCCTGTTGCGCCAGCTCCCCTCCCAGAAGATCCTGCGGCAATGAATCTTGGAAGGACATTCACTCAAGGAGCAACGTTTGGATTTGGAGATGAAATTGAAGCGGCAATTAGATCTATGTTGCCAGAGGGCATGGGCGGTGGAGAGTATGCAGAAATAAGAAATAAAGTAAGAGAGGAGATTTCAAGATATAAACAACAAAATCCCGGCACCGCTATCACAACAGAACTTGTTGGTGCGATTGTGCCAAGCATTATTGCAACAATGATGACTGGCGGAACTGCTGCTCCATTAACGATAAGCAGAATGGCTGGAATTGGATTTGCAGAAGGGGCTGCTAGTGGATTAGGTTACTCTGAATCAGAAGATTTTGGGGGGCAGCTTGCAGATACTTTGCAAGGCGGAGGCATAGGTACTTTTTTAAATCCAGTCGTTGGTAAAGGCGGAAAATTTGCAATACAGGGAGTCTCAGATTTAATTGATTTCACAAAAAGAAAGCTAGGCAAGCTTCCAGCAGACGCTGTGCAAGCAGAGATACAAAGATTAATTAAATTAACTGGGAAAAACGAGCAGCAGTTAATGATGGACTTTATGGAAGGCCGATACTTATCTGACAATAAAACTTTGCAAAACGCCTTAAAAGCATACGTTATCGAAGGCGGAGAAGCTGGCGCTGAAGTTTTATCTAGATCTGCGGCAAGGGCAAAAACAACCAAGCAAGGCGCTATAGATGCGTTACAAGAAAGATTTGCTCCGGGGATGGAGGACAACGTATTAAGAGGTTTTTCAAGATCTGAAGAGGCGTTAAAAAAAGAGCAAAGCAAAATATACGACAAAATATTTAAAAATGCTCCAGACGACGTAATTACTGAATCCATTCGTAAGAGCATGATGGATGCAGCGCAAACAGTGCCGGGTGCGTTAGACAAAGTAAATGCGCTTTACGCCATGAATAATTTGGTTCCTTTGTTTTCTAAAGATGCGGCTGGTGCAATAACAATGGTTAGGCAGCCTACTTTGCGTGATGCAGAGATGATAAGAAGAGGCCTCTCAGAAGCATCGCAAAAACTTTATAAAGAAGGCGAAGGAAGTTTAGGCGAGGCAGTAAAACGAAAAGAAAAAAGTTTAAGGACTGGCATTGATGAAGCGTCTAAACCATTAGCAAGAGTTAGAGCCGATTATGCAAAAAGATTAAGCGCAAACGAGGCATTTACAGAGGGAAGAAAAGCACTACGCGCAGATGTTGCAGAAACTGAAATGTATTTAGAAAATCTAACTGGAGAGCAATTAAAAGCATTTAAGGCTGGAGTTATGGTTTCGTTAAGAAATCAAATTAACAGGCAAAAAACAACATTTGCAAAGTTGGCTGATGAAGATGCTCAATTTGGCGCTACGCTAAGAATGGTTTTAGATGGTGGAGATGAAAATATTGATGATTTAATTAAAAAATTAGATCTTGCTGGAGATACATCTGAAATTGCACAAAAAGTAAAGCCGGGCGCTGGATCTCCAACAGCTCAATTAGAAAGAGAGCTAAAAAACCAAGGCTTAGATATTTCTGCCGCAGACTTTTTAGATCCAACTATGGGATTTATGAGAGCTGGAATTAAAGCATTAAAACAAAATGCTCCAGAACTTACTGCAGATGAACGTTTACAGGTTATTAGGACTATATTTACGCAAGAGCCAAAAGTCGCATTCAAAGCATTAAGTGATGAAAAAGTAATGGACGCATTGGTAAAGAAATATTCTAGATTAGGTAGAGGAGCTGGAATTTATGCTGGAACTGCCGCGATTCAACAAGAATCACAGCCAGAAGGTTTGTTAAATTCACTAATCGCTCCATAAGGAAAAGTAAATGAAGCCAGAGAAAATGGATGAGGATAGAGTCGAAAGTATCGTACAAAAAGCCGTACAGGATGCCGTTGACTTTATTGAAAGCGAGATCGCTGACGACAGGATCAAAGCGCAAAGATACTTTGATGGTGAAGTTGATATTGGCGAAGAGGATGGTCGATCCAAAGTAGTCGCAACAAAAGTACGCGACACAATACGATCAATTAAGCCGAGTCTATTGCGCGTGTTTTTATCAACTGATCGGGCCGTTGAGTACATTCCATCAAACCAAGATGATGTAACTGTTGCTCAACAGGCGACGCAGTATATGCACTGGGCATTTAACGAGCTTAATGGTTACAACTTATTGAACGATGCGTTTCACGACGCGATGGTTAAGAAGGCTGGCGTCCTAAAAGTTTATTGGGACAAATACACAGAGGCTGAAACTTACTCTTTTACAAACTTAACCGATGAAGAGTTTTCAGCCATAGTTAATGAGGATGATGTCGATGTTATTGAACATAGCCAAGAAATGTCTATCTCCATTGATCAAATGGGCATGGAAATCGAAACTCCTGAGCATAGTGTCACGATTAGTCGAAAAACTGACAAAGGGATGCTACAAGTAAAATCTGTTCCGCCAGAGGAATTTATGGTGGATCGCAACGCCAA